AAATATAGCAATTAAAAAATTAGTCATTATTATGGCATGTGAAAATGGAGAATGCGTTGTTTATGAAGAAACTGACAAAGCCAAGTATATCAGACTTCTTGGTAGATACATCGACAAATTTGTTAAAGACAAACTGGAGTTTTATGGAACCAAATAAAGAACTCGAAAAAGCAATAGAGAGTAAGTTTATAACTCCTACTAAATTTTCAATGGAGATTGAGAAAATAGTTGCTGAAGAAAAAATAAATTATATAGATGCAATATGTCAATATTGTGAAATGAATGACATAGAGATTCAGTCTGTGACGAAACTTATTACAAAACCTCTTAAAGAAAGGTTGAAATATGATGCAATTCAGTTAAACTTTATGAAGAAGACTTCTCGTGCTAAACTACCTTTATAATGAAAAAATCAGAATTGATACATTGGAGATTGCAAGCGATGCTTCGTGAGCATTCTTTCCCTGACTTACAATATCTAGGTGTAAGACCTGATAGTATTGGTATGAATCAACATTGGTATTCGATTGATGGGAATGAGGTTCCCGTTGATGCAATTGAAGAATTAGAAAGTGAGGAAGTGAATGAAAGTGACACCGTTTGAAACCTATCAGACATATCTTTCAATGAAAAGTCATTTCACTAATAAAAGATATGACTTTTTTAAGTATGGAGGTAAGTCAAGAGCAACAATGGCATCCTTCAACAAGAGAAAGGATAAGTATTGGTTTGAAAAAACATCGAGGAAATATTCTGATCAGGAGATCACTGATTTTTTATTATCAAATTTTGTAACCACTGAAACACCACAAAACTTATGGATTGGAGAAATTATAAATTCTGGAGAAAGAACATACGCAGACTGGATGAGACGACAACAGAGTTTGACATACTTATTCAAAGAACAATCAAAAAAATTACTATCGGAAAAAGAATTAGAAGAAGTTTTCAATTGTTCGAAAGGTCATCCACCGATACTCAAAAAATATCTAGGAGGAGAGATAAGTTTAGAAACCTTAGTTATCTTCGAAAAAATCTTTTCTTTTGGGAAAAAATTTAATCGCAAACTTAAAGATCCAGTGTGGGAAACCGTCAACATGAAAATGAAAAAGTATGTTCCTTTCCTAAATATTAATGTATTCCATTATAAAAAAATTCTAAGAGAGATTGTAGATGAGTAAATTTTTTGATTCAGAAATCATTCAAGAAGAACTTGAAAAAATTAACGAACTTCAAAAATTACTTTATGGTAATGTGATGCAATTTCCTAGTATGGAACGCATTGAACAAATAGAACACATTGATTTATTGACAGAATTATTAGACAAACAGAAGGTCATGTATGCTCGTCTGTCACTATCTGATGATCCTGAAGCCATTAAAATGAAAGATTATTTGCAAAAATCAATTCCTTTAATGGGATTTCCCAGAGGAACTGATATGAATTTGCTCTTTGAGGGTATGAAAGAAACAATTTCAAAACTTAAAGACAATATTGACAAATCATAATTAATCTATTATAATCTAAACATCCAAAGAAATCCAATTTAATCCGAGGTATCCAAATGTCATTTGCTAATCTAAAAAAGCAATCAAAACTAGGTTCTTTAACTGCAAAGTTAGTTAAGGAAGTCGAAAAATTAAACACTAACGGAGCATCAGGTGATGACCGTTTGTGGAAACTGGAAGTTGATAAATCAGGTAATGGTTATGCCGTTATTCGATTCCTACCAGCACCAGATAATGAAGATCTACCGTTTGTAAAACTCTATAGTCATGCATTCCAAGGTCCTGGTGGGTGGTATATAGAAAACAGTCTTACTACTCTTGGTGGTAAAGACCCAGTATCAGAGTATAACTCTCAACTATGGAACAATGGAACAGATGCAGGTAAGGATGCTGCTCGTAAGCAGAAACGTAAACTTACATACATTAGTAACATCTATGTTGTAAAAGATCCTGCCAATCCTGAGAACGAGGGAAAGGTATTTTTATATAAGTATGGTAAAAAAATCTTTGATAAACTCACAGCAGCAATGCAACCTGAGTTCGAAGATGAAGAAGCAATCGATCCATTCGATTTCTGGCAGGGTGCTAACTTCAAGTTGAAGGCAAAAAATGTAGCAGGATACAGAAACTATGACAGTTCTGAATTCACTGCAGTCACTCCTTTACTTGATGATGATGACGCACTCGAAGCTGTTTGGAAGAAAGAAAACTCTCTTAAAGAGTTTGTTGATGCTGATCAGTTCAAATCATATGATGACTTGAAAAAACGTTTAGAGTATGTGCTTGGTAGTAAGAGACCAACCAGTTCTATTGAAGAGGAAGATACTGATCGTGGTGCTGCTGAAGAGTTAGTTACTGCTGCCGTATCTACAACACCATCATCTGTAAACGAGGATGATGATGATGCACTGTCATATTTTGCAAAACTTGCAGAAGAGTAATTAATTTGTTACTCTAGTATTTTCTGTTCGAATTAACTTATCGTTTATGTATTGAGATGATCTATTATAGGTCATCTCTTTTCTTATGTCATTTAAAAACTGTTGTAAATATTCTGAACGAAGAATGTCTATAGATCTCTTCTTTTGATTTTCTCTCACCTCATACTCGTAATTCGTTACACCTCTTATTGTTTCGGATGGTGTTGTTGTTATATTTTTTCCGTCATAGTAACTCACACTAAAACCAGTGCTTACAATGTTCCCTGATGGTAAAATTACTACTCCACGACTATTCTTAATCTCTTTGGTTTCATAATGTTTAACGTTGTTTATTTCTGTCAAACCATATTTCGATACTGTGAAGTCATATAATTCTTTATCCGACAATGGCCATTCATCACGAACATTTATGATGTTTGCTGTTATGAGCACAACCCAATCAAGATTTGATTTTCCGTAGATATCTCTGGCAACTGTGTCTGGTCTATCACCGTCATCAATTTCATACTTATTGAAAACACTAAAGACATTCTTCAAATCATCACGTATTTTCATACGACGAAATATATTTTTTGCAGTCACATAAGTCGAACTTGAGATACGACTTGTGTATGGTGACTGATATTGTAAATTTGGTAGTTCTCTAAAATATCCCATTAGAATCCTGTTCCCTCCTTACCTTCTTCTGTTTCATAATCCTCAGAGTAAATTGGATTTAATTCTTGAAATGATAAATTCACTTTCATGTGAACAGGTGCAGTATTATCATAGGTTGCATATGTTCCTGCACCCGTATAGTTGACTGCCATATTTAACAATGCCATTGGTTTAAATTTATGTAAGAATTGATGATTTTTACGTCCAGTTTTATATGTTAATTGAAATACATCTGGTGATTTTACAAACAATCCACTAGTTTGATCATCTCCTCCTGATCCATTTTTTGCATTCATACTTGTCTTAAAAGCACGAATAATTTTTTTAATTTCTGTACTTTCGTTTTCATCTCTAGGTGCAAAATCAAAATCAAAACTGAAACTTCTTAATTGAACTCCATTAAATAACAATTCCATGTTTGGATTTAATATTGATCCACTTTGTCTTGCCAGAATACTTTCTGGTGATGAAGTTCCACCTAATGCTCCGACTGCTGCAGATGCAAAAATTGAATTGATCGCAGATATTGATCCTTTGTCACCTGTTAATTGTTTTATAGTTTTACTTGCTTTTTCTCCTCCTTCTTGTAACCCACTTCCAACTGTATCTGCTGTTATCATACCAGTAATCATTCCGAGACCAGCAGCTTCTAATCCATTTAAAGTATTCTCACCCCATGAAACACCGTTTGAGTCTGTAACTGCTTCTGGAACTGGGAGAAAAATTGTTCCTAATATATCTTCTTTGTTTTTCTTGAGTGATTCTGAACTTGTCTGTAATCGAAGAGCTTGTCCGTCACCACCAGTCTCAAATCCTGGCGCTTGGTATTCAACAACTTTGATTTCAAGGTAGTCACTATCATTTTCCAATCTTGCTATCGGATATCTGAAACTACCAAATTTTCTCTTGTTTCCCTTTGCCATTATTGTTTTTTAGTTATTTAGCATGATATTTACAAAAGGTAACTCTCTTACATCTGAGAGTTCATCGGAGTTGACTTCGTATAGTTGTCCTACCAGTTCATTGTAGGTGTAATTTCGATATTGACCGACGTGTAGATTGATACCACGGAAACCCCATTCAAAAACATCAGTCACCGCAACTAATGGATTAGAGTCATATTGTATGTTAGGAGTTTTGGCACTATATACAAACACATAATATTTTCCAGCACTTGGAGATGATGTAACCGTTGTGCCTAAATTATCCATCAATTCTATCATGATATCATCAGCTCCCTCTGTTCCAATGAGACCATCAACCACGGATCTTACACGGTTAGAATTATCATCGGTTGGATAACTATTCATTTCTTAATACCTAGTTCGTCTTCTGTCAATACTTTAAACTCCCACATACGATCTTTACAAAATTCCTCTGCTGCCTTCCATTTTGCTTGATTCTTTGCATACTCATATACTTCATAGATATATCCTTTTGTCTTTCTTTTCTTTACCTTTGGTTCTATTGTTTGTTTTTTTGGTTTGATCTCAATAATATATCTTTTTATTTTACCATTTGATTCCTTCACCTTTATATAAAAGTCAGGAAAATAACGATGTATTTTATTATCAATTGGAGATCGATAGGGTAACATGATTTCCTCACTTCCCCACTCAAGTATTTTAGTATGATTATCACAATAGACCATGAACTTTCTTTCCCAGAGTGACCGATAAACTATGTTTGATGGGTTACCCTTATACTTTTTTGGGTTGGATGGTCTATATCTTCCCTTATATGACATCTAAATAGAT